TGCCTCCCGAAGACGAGAAGTTGCCACCACAAGTGGAGATTGCGCTCTCGGCAATGATGGCTCAAGCGGCCAATCAGGTGTTGATGCAGAACCAAGCGCAAGCTGCCCAGCAGCAAGCACAGCAACAAGCACAAGACCCAGTCTTGCAGCTTCAGATGCAGGAGTTGCAGATCAAACAAGGCGAGCTGGAGTTGAAGAAACAAAAGATGATGATCGACGCCGCCATTGCTTCCGACAAGCAGTCGTTGGAAGAAGAAAAAGTCAAAGGCAACTTGGAGCTTGACTCTCTCAAGGTTGGTGCGCAGATCAACGAGAGCAAAAGCAAACAACAGTTTGAGCAAGAGCGTGCTGGCGTGCAGCTGGGCACTGACATCGCAAAGAGTAAAGCCCAGATGGATTTACAAGCGCGAACTGCTGCGCTCTCAAACAGCAGGAACCAAGGTTCTAGAAAATGATCCAAGAATTCGCACGCGTATTGCGCGAAAAATTACGCACTGACATGAACAACTACGCCGACGATCTCGCAGGCGGTTCGTGTCGATCATTTGAAGAATATCAAAAACTCTGTGGTGTTATTTCGGGTCTAGCACTCGCAGAGCGTTATCTAATCGACCTGCTGCAGAAAGTTGAAGAATCAGATGAGTAATCTTGATTTGTCTCCCGGTGCTTTTGCACTGCCTGAAACTATCGAGCCGATGGCGGCACCCGCCCCAGAAGCTACGGACGAAGAAAAAGCACGACAACTACCCGACCCCACAGGTTGGAAGATTTTGTGCGCTGTGCCAGACGTCTCTGAAAAGATTGAAGGCACTGATTTGTACAAACCAACAGCCACTATGCGTCAAGAAGAGCACTCAACAACCGTGCTGTTTGTGATGAAGGTTGGCCCAGATGCGTATAAAGACCCCGCCAAGTTCCCCGCAGGAGCATGGTGCAAAGAAGGTGATTTTGTGCTTGTACGTACGTATTCTGGTACGCGAGTCAAGATCTATGGCAAAGAGTTCCGTCTCATCAACGACGACCAAGTTGATGCTGTTGTGCAAGACCCTCGTGGAATAACCCACGCTTGAAGGAGTAAAAATGGCTGAACCATATAAGTTCCCAGACGAAATTGAAGACAAGAACCCGCCCGAGATTGAAATTGAGGTGGAAGGCGAAGTTGACATAGAAATTGAAGACGACACGCCTGAACGTGACAGGGGCCGCAAGCCCTTGGACAAAGAAGTTCTTGATCCAACTGACGAAGAAATTGAGTCGTACTCCGACAAGGTGAAGAACCGAATCAAAGAGCTGACGCACGCCCGTCATGACGAGCGCCGAGTCAAAGAAGCCACGATGCGGGAGAAACAAGAGCTTGAGCGTCTTGCACAACATCTTGTAGAAGAAAACAAAAGACTTAAACAAAACGTATATACTGGGCAGGAAGCAGTAATTGAGGGTGCTAAACAGCGTGCCGACTCCGAACTGGACATGGCGCGTCGCAAACTCAAAGCAGCACAGGAGTCTTTTGACACGGACGCCATCATTGAAGCTCAAGAAGCGGTGATGGATGCCAAAATAAAAGTTGAACAAACAAAAAATTATCGTCCTGCCCCTTTACAGGAAGAAAATTTTGAGGTACAAACTCAACAAACCCAGCCTGCGAAGGCTGAACCGGACGAAAAAACGCTGCGCTGGCAGGCTAAAAACCAGTGGTTCGGGACACAAGGGTTTGAAGAATACACCAGCTACGCACTAGGGCTGCATCAAAAACTAGTCACAAACGGGGTTGACCCCCGCTCTGAGGAATACTTCGAGCAGATTGATGCTCGCATGAGGTCGACGTTCCCTGATATTTTCAGTGGATCACGAGACAAAAGGTCTGGTGAGGCAGTCAAGAAGCCTTCCACGGTCGTTGCTTCTGCGTCTCGTTCTACGAGTGCAGGAAAGGTGAAGCTAACTACGACGCAAGTTGCGTTGGCTAAAAAGTATGGACTAACCCCGCAGCAGTATGCTGCTGAAGTGATGAAACTGGAGAGACAGAATGGCTGAAACACAAGACCGCACACAACGTGATTTAAAAACACGCGAAAAACAAACTCGATACGTTTACAAACCGTCGAGTGCCCTGCCCGATCCGACACCTGATCCAGATTTTGAGTTCCGCTATATTGCGACTCATGTTCTGGGACAAGCTGATCCAACCAACGTGTCTCGCAAGACTCGCGACGGCTGGGTACCGGTTAAGGCAGTAGACCATCCGGAATTGATGATTGAGGGACACCCCGTTACTGGCAACGTTGAGATTGGCGGACTTATGCTTTGCAAGATTCATAAGGGTCAGTTGGCTGCAATGGCGGAGTACTACAGCAATCAAGCTCAAAACCAGATGGACTCAGTGGACAACCACTTCATGCGAAATAATGACCCAAGGATGCCGTTGTTTTCCGACCGCAAGTCGACTTCAACACGCGGAAATGGGTTTGGTTCTGGTTCTAAATAAACATAGGAGTCTTTTATGGCTTATCCGGTTATCGACGCCCCTTACGGGCTAAAACCGATCAATTTGATCGGAGGTCAGGTATTTGCGGGTTCTACTCGTGAGTATCCGATTACAAACGGTTACTCTACAAACATTTTCTACGGCGATTACGTAGGTTTGTCTCGTGGTGAAATCGTGCGTCTGTCTGTGTCTACTGGCACAGCAGGCAATCAAACAGGTATCTTCTTGGGATGCTCGTTTACTAACCCCGTTACAAAACAAAAGCAATTCCAGCAATACTGGCCTGCATCAACTGCAGCTGGTGACGCTGTTGCGATTGTTTGTGATGATCCTGACACGGTGTTTAAAGGTGTCGTTTGTTCTGCTACTACTGCTGTTGCTTCTGGCGCTCGCGCCATGATTGGCCAAAACTTGGCCATGATTAACAACACAGGTAGCACTGCAACTGGCAACTCTAAAAATGCCATTCTTGCACCGAGCGACACTCCTGCAACCACCTCTTCCTTGCCCGTTCGCGTGCTTGGTTTGGTGACTGACACGGCTGTTACTTTAGGTACAGTAACTTATACCAGCATTTCTACCGCTACCGTAACTTGCTCGGCTTTGCCGTTCGCGTTGCCTGTTGGTACAGACGTTGGTTCGCTGGATTCAAATGGACAGTACATTTCTTCCGGTTCTTTTGTCGACACCGCCGCATCCGCCGGTGCTACATCGTTTATTTTGAATCAAGCTCCCGCTGTTGCGTTTGGTGCTAGCTCTACGCTTGTGCTCATGCAGTACCCAGAGATCTTGGTCAAAATTAACTTTGGTCAGCATCAGTACTATGCTGGCACCAGCATTGCTTAAGGAGTAATTTAAAATGGCTATTTCACGCGCACAACTACTTAAAGAACTCCTCCCGGGCCTGAACGCTTTGTTTGGTTTGGAGTACGCTCGTTACGGCGAAGAGCACAAAGAACTCTACGAAACAGAGAAATCTGAGCGTTCTTTTGAAGAAGAGACAAAACTGTCTGGTTTCTCTGCTGCACCTGTTAAGAGTGAGGGCTCTGCCATCGCTTATGACAATGCACAGGAAGCTTTCACAGCACGTTACAACCACGAGACTATTGCTCTGGGCTTCTCCATCACGGAAGAAGCTGTGGAAGATAACTTGTATGACAGCCTGTCTGCTCGTTACACCAAAGCCTTGGCTCGCGCTATGTCTTACACCAAGCAGGTTAAAGCTGCAAACGTTATCAACAATGGTTTCTCTGCCGCTTATCCCGGTGGCGACGGCGTTGCTTTGTTTAGCACTGCACACCCCTTGGTCAACGGCGCTACTAACAGCAACCGTCCATCAACAAACGCTGATTTGAACGAAACTTCTCTTGAGAATGCCGTTATTCAAATCGCCGCTTGGACTGATGAGCGCGGTCTGTTGATCGCTGCCAAGCCACGTAAGTTGATTGTTCCACCTGCACTGATGTTCGTTGCAACTCGTTTGCTTGAGACTTCTTTGCGTGTTGGCACAACCGACAACGACATTAACGCGCTCAAGAACAACGGTTCTATCCCTGAAGGCTACACCGTTAACCACTTCTTGACCGACAATAATGCTTGGTTCTTGTGTACAGATGTACCTAACGGTTTGAAGCACTTCGAACGCACTCCATTGCAAAACTCAATGGATGGGGATTTTGATACCGGCAACGTCCGTTACAAGGCCCGTGAGCGTTACAGCTTTGGCTGGTCTGACCCTCTGGGTGTCTTCGGTTCACCCGGTACATCCTGAAATTAGTACCAAAAGTACTACTAAAAGGGCCCCGAAGGGCCCTTTTTCTTTGGGTGTTGATTTTTGTTTTGGTTGTGGTATATTACCTGTGTCGTAACACAGGAGCTAACGTGGACACTACCAACTTGCCCAAGACCCGCGCCGAAGCTAAAGCTACTGGTGCCAAGTATTATTTCACTGGACAGCCTTGCAAGCACGGGCACATAGTTGCACGCAAAACCAAAGGCGCGTGTGTAGAATGTTTAAAAGTTGAGTGGGAAAAAGGCAGTAGCAACCGCGCGGAGTACTTCAAGCAGTACAACAAGTCAGATGCAGGTGGAGAAGCTAAACAGCGGTATTATGAGAAAAATAGGGCACAGGTTATTGCCCGCGCACAAGCACGTCCCACAACAGAAAAACAGGCGTACAAGAATAAGTACAAGCAAAGTAACCCTGACTTGTACAAAACACTTACCAGTTTTCGCCGTCGTCGGTTTCGTGATGCCACCCCGCCGTGGCTGACGCACAAACAAAAATCTGAAATACGCCAGCTTTATCAGATAGCCATTACCATGTCCAAGACCACTGGCGAACAATACGTGGTCGACCACATCGTGCCATTGCAATCGCATGAAGTCTGTGGCTTGCATGTCCCGTGGAACCTGCGCGTCATCACGCAAGAAGAAAATTTAAAGAAATCAAACAAACTTGTTGCGCCCAAGTAAGCGTAGTGGTATAAACAAAGTAATCCGGGATCACCGGTGCATCAAACAGTCCCGGCTGACGACATACAGATTGATGCACTTAACTTGTATGTAAGGAAACATCATGGGATTCGCATCACACCTTGGCCCTTGGCTGCTCGGCACTGTTAAAAACACTACTGGCACAACTGCTGGCTCTATTCGCAACATGGGCGCAACTACTGTTGCCCAAACTTATACGGCTCCTGCTTCTGTTATTTTGGCAAGCCCCACAGCACAACAGATGTTTGTGCTTCCTGCTGGCGCTAAGATTCTTCGCTTTGGCCTTGAAGTAAATGTTGCCTTGACTGGCGCTACTAACTGCGGCGTTACCATTGGCAGTTCTGGCACGGCTAACCTGTACATGACAACAGTCAACACGGGCACTTCAGCGGTTCAGACTTCTCCAGCTACCATCGCAGCGGCAACTTCAGGTGTTTATGACAGCATCGGCACAACAGACGCAATCATCTTTGGTACGTTTACCGCAGCCACTGCTGACGCTACTGCTGGTACGATTACTGTTACTGTTGAGTACATCGTGCGCGATTCTGATGGTGCTGCTAACCCTAGCCAAGTCTGATAGGAGCGTAAAATGCGCCCAGTCAGACTAACCGTTAGGGGAGTCGGTAACTCCAACGTCTATCCAGTAGATACCTATGTATCCCCTGCAAATTGGGGGCTTGCGTTGGTAATTACTGGAACGGTGAATGCCTATGTCCAATACACGTTTGACGATGTATTTGCTGCGGGATTTACTCCCTCTTCAGCAACATGGTTCTATCACCCGTCCACACCTTCTGGAACACCAGCAACAGCGAACTTTAACGGAAACATTGCGTATCCTTGCACAGGTGTTCGTTTAGTTTTAGACACTGGCACTACAGGTTCTGCAACATTGACCATTATCCAAGCCGGTGGCGGAGGATTATCATGACCACGTATAACCAAGACGGAACTCCAATGGGGGGTGGTGGTTCAAGCCAGCTTATGGATCTGCTCACGGTTGTTGCCAACCCCGCTGCTTATAAAGCAAAAGTAGACGCATTAGAAGCGGCGACGGCTGAGAACAAAAAGTATATTGAGTTGGTGGCTCCTGCGGATGAGATTCTAAAGTTGCGTGATACGGTTGCTCAAAATGCGGCTGATTCACAAGCAGCGTTAGAAAAAGCATCAGCAGAGGCAGCAAGCACAATAGCGGATGCTAAAGCACAGGCTACAGAACTCGTTAAGACTGCACAAGCTAAAGCGGATGCGCTGACAGCCAAAGCACAAGCCGCTGATACTGAAGCACAAGCAAAACTTGCAGATGCCCAAAAAGCAATGGCTGGTGCAGCCGCACTCCAAAAAAGTGCAAACGATCAGATGACTGAGTATGCGTCTAAACTGCAAGCACTTGAAAAAGCGAAGGCAGAACTAGATACGGCTAATGCAGACATTGCAGTAATCAAAGCAGATTTATTGGCTAAACACCAAGCATTTATAGCGAGTTTGTAAATGTCTATTGCCCCACACACGGGTATAGTAGATTTTGGAACCTTTACCGCTCCCACAGCGTCAACTGACGGGATACAAGGTGAGGTTCCACAGCCTTTAGCTGGGCAAGAGGGCTATGTTCTGACTGGAACCGGTTGGGCATCGGCTGGCTCTGTCGGCCTTGTTGGATACCAAGGGACTTGGAACGCATCTACAAATACGCCTACATTAACTAGCAGTGTAGGTGTGCAGGGGTATTACTACGTCGTCGACGTAGCAGGCACAACCAATCTGAACGGCATTACCGACTGGCAGGTTGGTGACTGGGCTATCTTTAATGGCTCTATCTGGCAGAAGGTAGACAACACCGATTCATACGATCCAGCCAATGTAGCCATCACAGGCGGCACAATCAACGGCACAACAGTTGGAGCAACAACCCCTGCGGCTGGTACGTTTACTACGCTTACTGCTACTGGACAGACGCGCCTAAGCACAACTTCTGGGTCGACTTCTGTTGGAGATACATCCACAGCAGGAAAATTTGGTGTCAAACTTGATACTGGATATACTCTTGGCAGTGGTTGGGATTCCAAAACAGCAATTTTCGGAAACATCAACACTGCTTCTGGTGCCGGTTCTGGCGCACTTGGTTTCGCTTTTGATACATCAAGTGGGGCAACAATTACAGCAATTTCACCTGGAGTTAGTTGGTATCCAATTAGGTACGCAGCAAGCGTACATCAGTTCAGTAATCAAGGCGTTGAACAAGCCCGTGTTTCCCACACCGCATCAGCAGTCAATTACCATCAACTAACAGGTTCTGCTACAGGCTCTGGCCCTATTCATTCTGTTGCTGGCTCAGACACCAACATTGACATAAACCTGACTACCAAGGGTACTGGTAATGTCAATTTAAACTCTGGCAATGGTACGCAATTTAGGGTTGGCGACACTTTTGCGGGCGGTACTGCAACAAACTTTTATAAAGCGCAAGGTACTGCTGGTGGTGGCGTTGTTCTTGTTGCAGATGGTGCTTCAACAAACATCCCATCATATTTAGCCTCAAAAGGCATAAGCCCTGTAATTTTTACAACAGGAGGTGTTGGTGTTGAACAACTCCGAGTAGCCCACACAGCCTCTGCTGTTAACTATGTACAAGTAACGGGGGCGGCTACTGGTGCAAGACCTACGCTTTCTGCTCAAGGTAGTGATAGTTCTATTGGATTAACTTATGTCGCAAAAGGTACTGGTTCAACCAGTCGCCATGCTTTTCAAACAGGTTCTGGAACACAATTTCTTGTTGTAGATAGTGGTGTTGGCACAGTCAATACATTACAAGTTTATGGCTCTGCTTCTGGTTCTGCCCCTGTTCTATCATCTCAAGGCTCAGACACAAACATCCCATTAGTCCTACAACCCAAAGGTACTGGTGCGCTACAGGCTCAACAAACAGATTCCACAGCAACAGGTGGTAATGCTAGGGGTGCTAATGCTGTTGATTGGCAGACCAAAAGAAGTGCGGCAACACAAGTAGCCAGTGGCTTAGGTTCAGTTATTTGTGGCGGTGAAGAAAGAAATACGGCAAGTGGACAACAATCATTTGTTGGTACAGGTTACAACAACAATTCTTCGACTTATGGCGCAACCATTGTTTCTGGCGTTAACAATTCAAACGCAGGTCTTGCGGCTTTTATTGGTGCAGGTAGTTCACACACCATTGGCTCTAATGGCGCATACAGCGTATTAGTAGGCGGAAACACAAACACTTCAAGCGGTAGATACAATTTTATTGGTGGCGGTACGCTAAATTCTGGAACAAGTGGTTCTGCGGTGACTTCTCAAGCAACTACAGCCGTAACCAGTGGAAGTACCGCAGTAACACTATCAGCATCTAATGGTTCTATCAAAGTTGGTCAGTTGATAAACGGCACAGGCATGAGCGAAAATACTTATGTAGCCGCAATATCAGGAACATCTTTAACCTTATCTCAAAACGCAACAGCAACTGGAACTCCAACTCTTACTTTTCTCACACCACACGGAGTAGTTGTAGGCGGTGGCAACAATCAGGCAACTGGAAGTTACAGTTTCATCGGGGGCGGTGGCGATGCTGGTACTGCGGCTAATCGTAATGTGGCTAGTGGGGATTGGTCGTTTGTTGGTGGTGGCAGACAAAATACTGCTAGTGGTGTTGCGTCTTTTATAGGTGGTGGTGGAACTGTTGCTGCCGGTGCTGCTGGAAGCACTGCATCAGGCGATTTAAGTTTTATTGGTGGTGGAAGGCAAAATAATGCGACAGGAACAGAATCGTGCATTATTGCTGGCGTTGCCAATATAGCTAGTGGCAATGTTTCAACTGTATTGGGTGGTCGTTTAGCAACAACAAGAGGAATTATTGGCAATGTTGTTGGCTCTGCTTCGGAATCTCCTATAGGTGGAAGCGCAGGTAATTCACAATTTGGCATTTTAGTTTTAGGAAAAGAAACAACTAACGCAACCGCCACAGTCCTAACATCTAATGGCGGTTCTGGTAGTACAAACAACCAAGTAATCCTACCCAACAACTCTGCTTACTATTTCAAAGGCTCTGTCATTGCTAACGTAACAGGTGCGGCTAATGGTGCTTCTTGGTCTTTTGAAGGTGCAATCATGCGAGGTGCTAATGCGGCATCGACTGTGCTGATTGGAACACCCGCAATTAACCGAGTGGCGGCAACAGCAGGGGCAACGGCGTGGGTTATCGCTTTAACTGCTGACACTACGAATGGTGGCTTGGCGGTGACTGTGACTGGTGCGGCATCTACAACAATACGTTGGGTCTGCAAGGCGGAAACAACAGAAGTGACGTTCTAATATGACAATCAATCTTGACCAATATACAAACACGCTGAATGTTACAGATACAGCAACTAATGCTGACTTAAATGTCACTACCAAGGGTACTGGTAACCACGTTTTTAATTCAGGTAATGGTACGCAATTCCGCATTGTTAACGCAAACAGTTCTGTAAATTATTTTCAAACAAATGGTGCGGCAACTGGAGGTCAGCCCGGCTTTAGGGTGGATGGTTCAGATACAAACATCTCAACTGCGTTTACTACTAAAGGAACTGGAAGTCATTTTTTCCTTACTAATGGTTTTTCTCAAACACAATTTGTTGTAGCCCACACAGCCTCTGCTGTTAACTATGTACAAGTAACGGGGGCATCTACAGGCAACTCACCTGCTATTTCTGCTCAAGGCTCAGACACAAACATCCAAATTCAGTTACAAGCAAAAGGAACTGGTCTTGTGCGGTTTACAACAGGAGGAGGTCTTCAAGCATATGTCTCTGACACTGTCAGCGCTGTTAATTACGTGCAATTATCAGGTGCGGCTACGGGCGGCGGTGTTGTAGTAGGCTCACAAGGTAGCGATGCAACTGTAAATATTAACTATTGGGCTAAAGGTTCTGGCGCACATATCTTTGCCACGGGTTCTTACTTGCCGCAATTTATTG